AATTAGATTAAGAAAAAAATTAGATGTTGCAGAATTTGAATCGATACAAAAAAGAATAGCAGCTGATGAGGCTTATACTGCAAAAGCAAAAGAAACTAGTAAATTGTTAGCAATGTATTCAGAAGAATACAGGGAAAAGGAAATACAATCAGACAAGGATTTAAAAAAAAATAGATTAGATGTTGCAAAAAGTACAGCTGATGACTTACTTATGATTAGCGATACCTTCTATGAACTAATGGGAAATAAGAATAAAAAATGGCTTATGTTTAATAAAGCATTAGCTATTACAAGCATTATTATCGGTGAGAGCGATGCTATAATGAAGGCAATTGCAAAAGATACAACATTGGGTTTTCTTGAAGCAGCCCTAATCACAGCTAAAGCAACCGCACTAATTGCTAAAGTGACGTCCTCGCAAACCCCATCCTTTGCCTATGGCGGTAAGATTGGTGGCATATCATCTTCATCAACTTCTGATGATCAAGTAATTAGGGCTACTTCTGGAGAATTCATTCATCCAGTAGATTCTGTAAATTATTATGGTGATACCATTATGGAAGGAATAAGAAGTAGGGTGATACCAAGAGAAGCCTTTGCTGGGTTAGGTTTACCTAGTTCACCAGGGTTCGCTGTTGGCGGGATGGTTGGTCCTGGGTTAAACTCAGCAACTGTAAATATGACTAACATAACTGATCCACGTGAAATTGATAGATATCTTGCATCATCTAGGGGAAAGAATTCAGTATTAAATGTTATTTCATCAAGAGCAAGAACGGTTAGAAAAGTACTGAGTTAAGATGGCAAAAATTTATGCTTAAAAATAACTGACCGAATTTTTTTTAGATTCGGTCATATAATATTGGAAATAGAAAAATGGGATGGTTGGGAACTTGGGATAAGCGAATTAAGATTACCATTGATTCAAGTAAGGTTGATAATGCTTTATCTAATTTCCCAATACTTCTTCATTTATCTGCCTCTTCTGGAATTGGTGGTGTAGATGTTACTCCTATTTTTGATGAACTAACCTCAGATGCAAATCGCAAAAAAATAGCTGTTACAACTGATGATGGGATAACTGAGTGCTATGTTGAAATAGAGCGATGGGATGATAATAATGAACTAGCATGGCTCTGGGTTAAGATTCCTTTAATAGCTTCTGGAACTGATACAACCATTTATATCTACTATGACATCAATCAATCAAATAACGACACTTATGTTGGGGATACCACTGATGCTGTTACGCATAATGTCTGGGATGCTAATTTCAGGTTGGTTGCTCACCTAGCACAGGATCCAAATGGAGATGGTGCAAGTGCAATTAAAGATAGTACCTCCAATGGGAATGATGGAACCCCAGAGGGGACTATGCTTACAGAGGATCTTGTAGATGGAAAAATTGGCAAGGCACTAATTTTTGATGGTGGGGATGATAATATCAATTTCTCTAATCCTGCATCACTCAATTTAACATCTCTGATTACTATAGAAGCTATCATTAAACCAGCCTCGATTGCAGCGGGGGTCAAGACTTTATATAGACGTGGTGGCGCAACCAGACAAGCAAGTTTTGATTTAAGCGCAGCTACTTTGAGTTTTTCAATTAGAAAAGCTGATGATTCTGGATGGGTAACAAGCCCAACAACAGAATTGGTTGCCGGAACATGGTATTATGTTGCTGGTGAATTTGATTTTGACTTTACAAGTCTTTGGGTAGACGCTACTGACATAGGAGCAACGGGTTGGACTGGTACAATGAAGTCCTCTACTGATCAGACTCGTTTAGCTGCATCTTCTGACGGAAGCGATGATCCTACTAGTTTTTTTCCTGGAATAGTTGATGAATTTCGAGTTTCTAACATAGCTCGTAAAGATGAGTGGAAAAAGGCTACATATTATACATGTTATGATAATTTTGTTACTTTCGGCACAGAACAAGATAGCAGTTCAAGTTCTCAAAGTTCCAGTTCAAGTGACTCCAGTTCTAGTTCTAGTTCAGAATCTTCAAGTAGTTCAGAATCAAGTTCTAGTTCTTCAAGTTCAGATAGTTCAAGTTCCTCAAAATCAAGTTCTAGTTCTTCAAGTGAATCAAGTTCAAGTTCTGAAAGTTCAAGTTCTTCAAGTGACTCTAGTTCCAGTTCTGAAAGTTCAAGCTCCAGCTCAGAATCAAGTAGCTCATCAGAAAGTTCCAGTAGCTCAAGTTCTGAAAGTTCAAGCAGCTCAGAATCAAGCTCTAGTTCAAGTTCATCAAGTAAATCAAGTTCTAGTTCCTCATCATCTAATTCTTCAAGTTCAAGTTCTTCATCATCAGATTCATCTAGTTCAAGTTCAAGTTCTGACTCATCTTCAAGTTCATCAGATTCATCTAGCTCAAGTTCAAGTTCAGATAGCTCTAGTTCAAGCTCAAGTCTAAGTTCAGGTTCTAGTTCAAGCTCTGAAAGTTCAAGCAGCTCAGGATCAAGTTCAAGTAGCTCAGAATCCTCGAGTAGTTCTGATAGTTCAAGTAGTTCAGTATCAAGTTCTAGTTCTTCAAGCTATTCCAGTTCTAGCTCAAGTGATTCTTCATCAAGTTCAAGTTCAGGAAGTAGTTCGAGTTCAAGTTCAGGAAGTAGTTCCAGTTCATCTTCAAAATCATCATCAAGTTCTAGCTCATCATCTGATTCTTCTAGTTCAAGCTCATCTTCAAATTCTTCAAGCTCGAGCTCTGATTCTTCAAGTTCCAGCTCTAGTTCAGATAGTTCTAGCTCTAGTTCAGATTCTTCAAGTTCGAGTTCTGATAGCTCTAGCAGCTCTGAAAGTTCAAGTTCATCAAGTGACTCAAGTTCAAGCAGTGAATCAAGCAGTTCAAGTAGCTCAAGTGATTCAAGTAGTTCATCATCCAGCTCAGATTCTTCTTCAAGTTCTAGTTCAAGTAGCTCAGTGACTCCATACTTTACTCCTCATCCAAATTGGGATAGTCCGGTAGTCAGAGCTCATTCATGGAGAACAACGATTCAGGAAGCCATTACTGGTAGGGAAAAGCGGACTACATTACAAACAATAAAAAGACGAAGAAGTGCGTATTCATCAATTGCATTAACAAGGAATGAGCTTATCTGGCTTCAAGCATACTTCTTTAGATATAAGTATGGAAGATGGGGATTTCCAATTTGGACAGGTCAAGCAAAGTTGTCCGCAGCAGCAACAGCTGGTGATGCAACGCTTGATATTACTGATACAACAAATCGTGGATTTGTTGATGGGGATGATTGTATACTAATTTCAAAATCTGACTTTAGAATTTTTGAAGCACATACAGTAGCAATATTAGCAAATACTCAAATAACAATTGCTGATACCTTAGATTTAAACTGGGCGAATGGATCGTATGTTTATCCTGTATTTTATTCTCGCTTAATTGGGGATAATTCAATATCATTAGATACAACAGAAGTAGGAAGTTTTAGCATAGACGTGACAGAAATACTAGAATAATATTAATGGAATAACGATGGCAGAATATAAAGGACACGAATTATTTTTAATAAAACCAGATTGGATCCAAAATCCAATTGAGGCATTCGTGCATCCATGGGAAGCCTTTGGCAAACTAGGAATAACTTCAACAGAGGATGTGTATGAAGAAACAACATTAAATTTTAATGCTTTATTTTCTTTTTCAAATAGAGCAGACATTCAAGAATTTATAGATTTTTTTGATGCAAAGATTGGAAGATTTATTCCTTTCTGGATTCCTTCATTCAAAGAAGATATTAAGGTAACTACTGCTTTTGGCGCCGCTGACTCTACACTCACAATAGAGGAAGAGTACTATCATAAAATATGGTTCCAGAATATGTCAACAGGGCTTTATCTTTATTTTAAATTCAAGGATAATACTTATAAATGTAGAAAAGTTAATAGTATGCCCTCTAGTACTAAAATAACTCTTGAGAACCAAATAGGTAAGGCTTGTCCCTCTTCTGATTTAGACTATCTTGAGGTATCATTTCTATATCTTGTTAGGTTTGATCAGGATGAGATTGAAGGATCTTATATATTAGAAGATGAAGCTGATTTTCCAATGACTTTTAAAACTCTGCCATATGAAGCTGTAGCTGTTAGCTCTTCCAGTTCATCAACATCAAGTTCTGGATCTAGTTCAAGTTCAAGTGATTCATCAAGCTCGAGTTCTGATAGTTCTAGTTCTAGTGAATCTAGTTCCAGTTCTGAGAGTTCAAGTAGCTCTAGTGATTCCAGTTCTAGTTCAGAATCTTCAAGCAGTTCTAGAAGTTCAAGTTCTAGTTCTATGAGTTCCAGTAGTTCAAGTTCTAGTTCTGCATCTTCAAGTTCTAGTTCAGAATCATCAAGCTCAAGCTCAAGTTCAAGTGATAGTTCTGGTTCATCAAGTTCAAGTTCACATAGCTCACTTAGCTCATCTGACTCCTCTAGCTCAAGTTCCAGTGAATCAAGTTCAAGTTCTGAAAGTTCAAGTAGTTCTGAGTCTTCTAGTTCAAGCTCTAGTGAATCAAGTTCAAGTTCCAGAAGCTCAAGTTCAAGTTCAGAAAGTTCAAGTAGTTCAGAGAGTTCAAGTAGTTCAGAAAGTTCAAGTAGTTCAAGTTCTGAAAGTTCAAGTAGTTCAGAATCAAGTTCTAGTTCTGAAAGTAGTTCAAGTAGTTCAGAAAGTTCAAGTAGCTCAGAAAGTTCAAGTTCTAGTTCGGGATCATCAAGTTCCTCAAGTTCTAGATCATCTAGCTCTAGTTCAAGTTCAGACTCAAGTGAATCAAGTTCTAGTCAATCTTCGTCAAGTTCTAGTTCTGAAAGCTCATCTAGTGAAAGTTCAGAATCAAGCTCAAGCTCAAGCTCTGATTCATCTAGCTCAAGTTCACAATCAAGTTCGAGTTCTAGCTCTAGATCTAGTTCTAGTTCTAGTTCAAGTTCACAATCTAGTTCTAGTTCAAGTTCACAATCTAGTTCTAGTTCAAGTTCACAATCTAGTTCAAGCTCAAACCCCGGATCATAGTTAATGGTTATAGATTAATAAATATTGCAAACAAATTTTAAATACTATATTATATAGACATTAATTACTGATTAAGTTTAATTTATTACTTTAAATAGTTAGATATGACTGATTAAAAAAAGTTTATTAAAAAATTATGACAAAAAGCCAAACACAAGAATATATAAACAAAGAAGAGGCCACATTACGAAAACCGGTTGAGCTCTATCATATCTGGGAAGTAAGTAATGATATTGTCCAAAATCATTATAGATATACAAGTGGTGATATTGATGTTGTTTTTAATGGTAACACTTACACAAGAGCTGCAATTGAAAGAGATGCAGTAAGTTATGATTCAAAATTAGAAGTATCAACTTTAAATATTCGAGCAATTCCATTATCTACTCCAACAATTCAGTTTTTAGCTAGAAACCCTCTTGGTATTTTCTGGATTGAAGTAATGAAGTTATTCAGAGATCAGACTCCTTATGAAGCTAATGTTCTTTTCCTTGGACAAATTAAAAATATATCTTTTCAAGGTCTTGAAGCAAATATAGAATGTACCGGATTTGAACAATATTTAAATAGGAGCATTCCAATTTATAGATATCAAACATCATGTAATCATCAGTTGTATAGCACAAAGTGTAGTATCGATAAAACACTATGGGCAATGAATGCAACACTCATTGACTTACGTGATGATGGTAAACAGTTAACTAGTTTAGCTTTTTCTACTAAAGATGATGATTACTTTAAGTATGGATATATTGAGCTTGGATCATATACAAGGATGATAACATATCATACTGGATCAGTTGTAAAAATTAGATATAATATTCCTGGATTGGCGAATGGAAATACAATAACAGCTTATGCTGGATGTGATCTTACCATTGATACTTGTTATGGTAAATTTAATAATGTAGATAATTTCTTTGGGTTTCCGTATATTCCAGTCGATAAACCAGAGTATGAGTGGTAATTATGAACTTTTATTTTGATAATATAGAAAATCAAATTAAACTTAAAGAAATACTTGATTCCTGGAAAGGCACACAGTTTAAACACAGATGTAATGTGAAACAAGGTGGGGTGGATTGTTTAAATTTTGTAGCTAAGGTATTTGAAGAGCTTGGAATAATAAAATGGAGAAAAGACCTAATCCCAGAATACCTTCCAGATTGGCATATGCATGATACGAGAGAACAACTATTGGAAGGATTAATGAAAGAATTAAACATCATACCAATTAATTTAAATGCTACACCAATGAATGGCGATATTCTTACGTTTTTTATTGGGAAAGCAGCAGCGCATGTTGCAATTTATTTTGATAGGTATTTATATCAGGCAATTGCTAGATATGGAGTAACTAAAATTAGTGCAAATGATCAAAAGTGGAAAAATAGGCTTACTCATATTTTTAGAATAATGGAATAACGAGATAAAATAAAAATGTCATCAACTGGAATATTATTAGGTGGACTTGGGGCTGTCATAGGTGGTGTCTTTGGTGGTGGTCCAGGCGGAGCTATGATTGGATGGCAGATTGGTTTTGGGCTTGGTTCAATAATAGATCCAATAAAGCCAGATCAACCACCACAAGAAGATTTTGCTATTAATCGAGCTGCAGATGGAACTCCAATTAATGATTTATTAGGATCACAAAGAATAAGTTCATCAAATATATTCTGGGAATGTTGTGAGCGGTTAGTGCAAGCAGGTGGAAAAGATAAAGGAAAGAGTGATGAGACACAAGGCTATTTTCACTCATGGGCACTTGCAATTTGTATGGGTCCAGTTGATACATTATTTACTGTAATGGTTGGGGATAAAGTAGTTTGGAGTGGGGAACTAAATCGCCCCGCCGCCGGTGGTGAGGAAACAATTACTCTTGGTGGAGTAATGGGCAATAGCCAAATGACCTTCTATTTCGGGACAGATGATCAGATAGCAAATGCAACCCTTGGTTCAAACTTAACAGATCCAACACTCAATCCACCTTACAGAGGTTTATGTTGGGCATACTTTGACGATGCTTTTATTGGGACAAGAGCAATCCCATCAATGACTTTTGTGCTTAAAAAATCTCCAGTACTTGATTTTAATGTACATCATGCAATTGATTATTGGGATTATAATCCAGCGCATGCACTCTATTATGTTTTTAATAATATGATAGAACTTCCAGAATCATTTCTTAGTGAAACAGATTTCTCAACAATAGCTGATACTCTGCATATTGAAGGTCATGGAATAAGTATACTATTTAATCAAGCACAAGGTGCACTAACTTATGTTGAACAAATTCTTGCACATGCTGATGGGATTATGCGATATGACAGTGATGGAAAGTTTCATCCAAAGTTATTACGTGGAGATGCAGCAATAGCAAGTCTACCGTCTTTTGATGAAAATGTAATGCTTGAAAAACCACAAATGACACGTCCAAGTTGGTTTGATACATTAAATGAAACTAGAGTGCAATATGTTAGGCGATTCAAAAAAGATTGTTTTATGGATGATTATATAGCCCCAACCTGGGATCCAGATAATCCTGAAACTATTGCACGAAATTCTAGTGTAGCAATAAATATTCTAAATGGAGCAGCACCATTTACATGGGAGGTTGAGGGTACTGGGTTTAACTTTGCAAGTAATATTACATTCGAAAGAACAAATGCATTAATGGCAGATATTACTGGCTGTGGAACAGCAACGATAACAGTAACTGATGTATGTGGTAACAAAATTACTGAAATAGGATCTATAGTTACTCCAGGTGAAGAAAACTACATTAGGTGTACAACTGGAGAATGGGTAGAGATTGATCCAGAATGTGTGTTAGATGATACACCAGATACATATTGGTATTCTGCTCCATATCATTATTCTGATAAAGTAGTTGGAAGATATAAACAACAAAATCAATATGAAGGTGCAGGTGGA